TCTGGACCGGGCCATGGAAGATTGGAAAACATTGTTTCCCACCATCAAGCCTTATTACGCTGTCAAGTGTAATCCTCATCCACTCATTATAGAGCGACTAGTACAGCTTGGTGCTGGATTTGATTGTGCAAGTCAGTCTGAGATTGAACTTGTACATTCAAAGTGTTCGAACGATATTCTCTTTGCAAATCCGTGCAAGATTCCATCTGATCTCATGAGAGCTCATGAACTTGGAGTATCAGTCACTACATTTGACTCTGTATCTGAGATTGAAAAGATTTCAAAGTACCCAATGAAGGTGATTCTTCGAATTCGAGCTGATGATCCTACGGCTCGTTGCCAGCTCGGAAACAAGTATGGTGCAGAGGAGTTTGAGTGGGATGAGCTCTTCATAAGTGCCAAGTCATATAAACTGGATCTTGTGGGTATATCATTCCATGTAGGATCTGGAGCAAAGAATGAAGCTGCATACCTTGACGGTATCAAGAAGGCTTTGAGAGCTGCCAAGAGGTCGATGGATTTTGGTTTTGATCCAAAGATTATCGACATTGGTGGCGGTTTTACACATGGGAAGATTCCTACAGAACTCTCGCATTGTCTGATTGATCATCTCGATGGATTTGACGTGATAGCAGAGCCTGGAAGATATTTTGCTGAAAAGGTGGCTCATCTATTTACTCCAGTCATTGGCTACAAACACAACTCTGTAACAATTGAAGAGTCTTTGTACGGTGCATTCAACTGCAGACTATTCGATCATGCAGAACCACAGCCAATCTTTCAGGATGAGAGACCAAAGACGAAAAAGACTCTTTTCGGGTGCACTTGTGATGGTATAGATGTAATCTATAATGAAATAGATTTACCAGACTTGAGTATTGGAGATTTGATCCAATGGCCAAATATGGGTGCATATACAATGGCTGCAACAACCGCCTTCAACGGTATGCCTTTTTATAAGCGTAAAATATTCCAATCATGAGCAAGAGCGAGAGTATGAATATGGTCATGTATGGAGGATGTTTGGGTTTAGTCATTTTATCTTCCCAAAATGCAAGAGCCTCACTATATGATACATTCTTCTTACCAATTTGGCTATTAACAAGATTATGCAGATTTACTGACCACTTGAAAGGATCTGAGCGGTCAAAAGGTAAAGTGACTAGATTTTCCTTGAGGTGCTCTTGGCAATCGAGACACGGTATAATTCCAGGGAGTGAGTTGACAAACTGATTCATAGCTGTTAGTTTATCACCTGACAAGTCTGTTCCGGCAGACAAACATGATATATGTATGACTGCCCAATAATAGGGGCCAAATAGAGTTGGGTCAATACACATACTCATTACTTTTAGTTACGTTTTTTTTTAGAATTAAAAAAAACATGCATCGTTATACCATGTCTCTGTATGAGGATCTTGGTGTTGCAAAAGATGCTAGCCCTGAAGATATTAAGAAGGCTTACAGGAAGCTGGCTATGAAGCATCACCCTGATAAGGGTGGAGATCCTGATACATTTAAGAAAATCTCCCATGCCCACGATGTTTTATCAGATGCTTCAAAGAGGCAGAATTATGACTTGACTGGAGGTGAGGCTATGCCAGGTGGATTTGATATGAGTAGCTTGTTCAAGAATATGGGTGGTATGTTTGGTGGTCAGATGCCGTCGAGAGAGACTGAACATCCTATTAACATCACACTTGATGACATATATCATGAGAACAAAAAGAAGCTACGTGTCGACTGGATGAAGAATTGTCCTATATGTACAACAGTCTGCAGACAATGCAAGGGGGCTGGAGTTCATGCTCTACAACTTGGTCCGATGGTGATTCAGCAACCCTGCCCTGAATGTGAGGGTAAAGGTAAAACACCCAAGGGGTGTAAGGATTGCGAACACAAGAAGAAGATTCGTGAGGTGAGAGATATTACTATTGATATAGGAGCTGATACTCAGCACGGGGAGCGTGTCCAGGTACAAGATATGGGTATTACATTTGTATTTTCAATCATTGATCATAAGGATTTTACACGTATAGGACGTGATCTTCATTACAAACCTCGTATATCATTTGTCGACTCTGTCAATGGAACCATTATAACTATTCCTCACTTTTCAGGCCCAGTCAAGCTTTCTACTCAAGATTTTGGAATTCTAGATCCACGACAAGAGTACAAGGTGTCTGGTAAGGGTATGAAGGGTGGAGATTTATATATACAATTCGATATTCAATATCCAGCAAAGGGTGAAAAAAATCTTACTCTAATATAAATGATTCGTCGTAAGGCTTATTCTTATACTCGCCGGGATGGCCGCAGAGTTCATGTTCCATCAGGTCTCGTAAAGGATCGTGGATCGCCTGGAAGAGGAAAGGTTCGGATTGGTCCCCTAAGAAAGGGACTTCTTAGCCGGTATGGGTATTCTCATGTAAAGAATATGACTATGGCTCAGAGACACACAGCCCTAAAGAAGGCTGTCAGAGAGCTTGGACGTCTTCATGTCGAGAGAAGTTTGACAGCTGCTGCAACATACTCGAAGCGTACATCTCCAAAATCTTCTTCCCGCCTAAGAGCGAATGAGCGTTACATACGACGGATGTGAGGAGCTCCAGAGGTTTTACTATATCCTGAGAGTGGTGCGGGTGGTGCGGGTGGTGCGGGTGGTGCGGGTGGTGCCGGTGGTGCCGGTGGTGCGGGTGGGTCTGGTACCGGTACAGCGTATATAACTGGTTGGACTTCATATTTAGAATAAGACGCTTTCCGCTTGCTATTTTTCTTCCGATACGAGCTCACACACATCTTCTTTACACAAGATTGGTCATTATCACAGTCTGTATCTTGACTGCACTGAGAGTTAAATCTCCACCAAGCAACTGTGCATCCATCAGACTTGATACGACATCTGATAAAATCAACCATCCAAATCATAAATAAAAGTCCTATGATTCCAACAACAAGCCATAGTACCCAATGGTGTGCTTCTGTTACCATCTTCTTCATTACTATCACTTAAGAAAATAAATTACAAAAGCATTATGATTGATTTGATAAAGGAAGTTTGGTCAGAGTTGGGACCTGGATATTCCGAATCTATATACCATAATGCTCTGGAGGTTTCTATGAGATTAGCTAGTATCCAATATGAGACTGAGCGTATTATTCCAGTCAAGTACAAAGGTCATGTGATTGGTAACCTAAGAGCTGATATCATACTTGCAGATACAATCGTAGAGCTCAAGAGTGTCCGTAGTCTGACTGAGCCAAACAGAGATCAGATCCGAACATATATGAAGATACTTGGATATACACATGGAATACTAGTCAACTTTGGTTCTGAGCTTCAGATTGAAGAGATTATGCTGTAGGAATGAATTCCCATTTGAGATCCTCACAAATCTTTTTCCAAATCTGATCGTGCTTATAAATCTTGGACTTGTCTTTGAGGAGTGGGAAACACTTGATGTATTCATCCTCTGATAAGAGCTCACAGAACTTGTACAAAACATACGAGTAACTCAAAAAGTTTTTTCTATCCGGTGGACAATTCTTCTTGAACGGAGCTTGAATCTGACCAAACATAAGCCTCAACTTATCCTCAAGTACCTGTGGCATTCTTGGCGGTTCTATTCCATTCAGAACTGTAGAGATGTATGGAACGTGTTCATAGTACTTGTTGAGTCTCAACTTTTTGAGTAGTGATCGAACCTTTCCATGTGTAATATCTGATAGATTTTTGATCTTTTGCTTCTTGAACTCGGCTCTAAGCTCTGCAATCACCTCCTTTGGAACTGTTGTTGATTCCTTCGCCTGAAATTGTGCTATCCACTCATTAAAATGATTCTTTCTATCGTAAGAATAGCTTGTATTCTTCTCCATCTCTTGTTCCTCTTTGAATCCCAACTCTTCTCCGAGTACATACTCTACTCTGCCACATGCAGTACAAATCTCTTCTGATGAACATGTGTCTGTTATAAATTCAGTCGAACCGCATACACATAACTTGACTGACACTTGTCTTTTTGATTGATAGCTTCCATCTTCAACATGAGACAAGTATCTGTCATATATATCCTTTCTCTGGACACCCTTATCAGTCTTGGTTGTGTATTCAGATATAAAGGGCACACATTGTGCTATGTAATCATACAATTCTGAGCCTTCGAGTTCCCTAACCTTTTCATTGAATCGAGCCTCCATTAAAGAGTATCAGCTTCATTCTTTTAATGAAGCAATTATTTTTTGCACTTGTCGGTTTTATAAAGTTTTTCAGACCACGTGACTGGACTATTCGAAATATCCAGGTACTCGTGAATAATACACGAGTCAAAGTGATTGAGTACTTTTATAACGATAAAGTCTACAGATACATAGGTGAAACACTCCCAAAGAGTATCGCGAGAGGTTTCTTTCTCCCAATCCAGGCTGCATTATGGAATGGGAGAAATGTGGTTGATGTAATCAAAAAGTATTCAGGTCCGAGAAATGACTTTTACGGAAAGGATCCCGAGCTCGACTTTATATTTTACAAGGTTATCAAAAAGACTTGGATACCAAAACTTTCATTCAAAAGCAACAATGCCAAGGTTGGTCTCTACTTACACTTTGAAGATGAGACTCACATCGAGCCTGAAGAAGGCATACTTGAAATTACAAATGTAATTGGTCAAACATCAGTCTTTGGAGCCAAGAAGAATTTGATATCACCCAAATTGGCAACTGTATAACGTAGTATAATTGGCATCTCTTCATTCTCAGAAGATTGCAAGAGCTGAACACTTGAAGACATACCAGTCGCCTTGGTGAACAGATTGATATATCGTAGACTGAATATGTTACTCGTTTCAGCTGATACGCTTTCTGCACACGTGACTTGTGTCTCTTGATTTGCAAAATCTCCACAGCACGAAAATGTAATCAAGTTTTCGTGCCGTCGAATCTTAATATCATTCGAGAGATTCCCCATGTCTCTGCATATCCTCTGAAAGTCTACAGATGGTAATGTCGTCACCATATCCATGGTGATATCTGGTATATCTAGAATCTCTTCATCAATATCCAAGAGCTTCAGGCTAAACTTGGACATTGATTTTTTAGTATCGTTATGTATAACTATATCCATAAACTCTGGTCCATTAATATTGATACTGAGAGTATCATTATTTGTAATGGACTTGAGAAGCTTGTATGTGTTTCCTATGTTGAGTCCAGCTATAATCTCTGTGGGGCACGAATACTCTTCAAAATTTTCAGCACCCAGAACCATATGGACAAGTGATACACGAGCAGTATCTAGGGTACTAATTCGGATACCTGTTGAATCAAAGTATATGTTGATATCATTAATGATATCTTTTAGTACCTCGAATATATTTCTGAAAGATGTTGCTTGTACAGTTTTGAGAAACATCCTAGATGAGAGAGAATTCACCTTTTTAAGCTCTCGAGACCCTTTTCAATAGACTGGCTAATTTTATGTTCAAGTTCAGAAGTCATGATTGGTCTCAGATCACGATTTAGACTAGATACAGGCATGTACTTCCCCGACTTGGTGGCGTGCATCTTTGAAAACCCATATTTCTCAATCTTTTCT